GGCAAGATCGGGGCGTGGGGTTTGAATCTTCAACTTTGCGCGCACTCGGTTTCGTTCCCCACTCACTCGTTCGAGGAATACTATCAAAGCATCCGTCGCTTCTACCGGTTCGGCCAGACGCGAAAAGTAGTGTCCGACATCGTGACGACCGAGGGTGAAAAGAGTGTGCTGGCCAACCTGCAACGTAAGGCCAAGGCGGCTGATAAGATGTTCTCCGACCTGACGACTTATATGAACGACGCGATGCACATCGACCGGACATTGACCTTTACCAAAGAACTGGAAACTCCCTCATGGCTGTGAACTCTCAGGTTATTACCGACCGTTATGCAATCTACAACGGCGACGCCGTGGATGTTCTACGCGCCATACCGGATGAAAAAATACACCTGTCCATCTATTCGCCACCGTTCACGACGTCAACCGGCGGACTTTACAATTATTCGTCATCCGATCGCGACCTGTCGAACTGCCCATCCGCCGAAGTGTTTTTCGAGCACTATGATTTCGTGGTGCGTGAGATCGCCCGCGTGACAATGCCGGGCCGCATGACGGCGGTGCATTGCATGGACATTCCCAACGGCAACAGCGGCAACGGGATGGACTGCCTGATCGACTTCCCTGGTGACATCATACGCCAGCATGAGCGTCTCGGGTTCCGGTATGTGGCCCGGTATGTCGTGTGGAAGGAACCGCTTGGCGTTCGCAACCGGACAATGGCGAAGAAGCTGACGCACAGTCAGATCGTTGACGACAGTTCCCTTTGCACGGTCGCGTCGGCCGATTACCTGCTGGTGTTCCGTCGCCACGGCGAGAACAAGATTCCCATCACGCATGAACACGGATTGATGGACTACGCCGGTTCACGTGCCGTTCCCCCTGAACTCCTTCGATATCGAGGGTGGGAGGGAAACCAGATCGAGAACCGTTATTCGCAATGGATATGGAGACAATATGCGTCCGCGTTTTGGGATGATGTCCGTATCGAGCGCGTGCTTCCATTCAAATACGGTAAGGATGAAAACGACGAGAAGCATGTCAACGCGCTACAGCTGGATGTGATAGACCGAATTTTGGAACTTTGGAGCAATCCTGGAGAGACTGTTCTGACGCCGTTTCTCGGCTGCGGAAGCGAAGTCTATGCCGCGCTGATGGCGGGCCGCAAAGGGATCGGAGCAGAGTTGAAGCCATCATATTTCCGGCAGGCGGCCAAGAACGTGGCGTCTGCTTATGATGGCCGGGTCACGAGGCAAGAGCAAATCAGCCTGGAACTTGACGATGCGAATGCCGATTTGGTCGGTCCTGATTTGAACAATGACCATCGGAAACTACCAACACCGGTTACGCGCATGAAGGTGGTTGTGTGACGCCGTGCGACCCGGACCTCGCGCGGCAGGTGGATATGTGGCGCGAACCGGAGGACGGCGCGTGACAACGCTGGACCGGTGGCGGCTCGCGAGCGCGGTGGGGATGTCGAGCGCCATGTTACTGCTGTTGATGGGTGGCAGCGACGGCGCTTTCTGGCTGGCGACGGCGACCGTCGCGTTCTACCTCGGCCTGCGCATCGGCGCGCGGGCGGCAATGGGACGGTGGGAATGATGCGTGAAAACTCGCCTGTCAGTTGGTGGCGTGTCGCCGGGACAACGGTAGTCGCGATCATCGTGGCGCTTTGGTTCTATGTCATCGCGCATTTCGTGGTGAAGTTCTGGTGATTGGGGGTTGACGCCACCACGCGGATACGCTATCTGGCGAATATGAACGAAACGGAACTGATCGGGCTGCTGGCCCGTCGTATAGAAAAAGTCGGGTCACAGGCCGCGTGGGCAAAAGAGCACGGCATATCGGCACCTTACGTCAACGACGTGTTGAATTTCCGTCGCGCGCCTGGCGCCAAAATACTCACGGCGCTCGGTCTGACTCGCACTGTAAATTACCAGAAGGATCGCGCCGATGGATGATATCTGGTTCCCCATCGCGATCATGGCCGTCGGCGTCGCGGTGATAAGCATCGGCGCGATATCGGGGAATTTCGTTCTCCTCATCATGGGCGCCACGCTCTTTGGATTCGGAACAGGCTACGCGACCAGGCTGACCGAACGCGAGGACCGCGCCGATGGCTGATCAAAAGCAAGCCAGCAGAAGAATCGACGCGCCAGAGCCGGGCTGGTTCAAGATCAGATTGGCACCCGGCTCCGCGTGGTCGCACGCGCGTATCTGGCGGATCATGGGCATGTTGCAGGCGGAAGCGGCTGGTGTGACCTGCGATGTCGATCTGGTCTGGCACCACGGCGAGCGCGTGACCTTGGATGAATACTACCGCCTACGCGATCATCCCGCCGAGAAGCCGGGCGAACGAGTCGATATTCGTAACGTATCTACGTTTTGACAAAGGAATAACCATGAGCGACAACAAGACGATCCAGGCCGCGTGGTATCGCGCCAGTGATTTGAAACCGTATCCACTCGACGCCGATACGTTAGCCGGCATTGTTCCCGCTGGCGGAGATTGGCGCGTGGAAGCGAAGCCAGGCGCGATCTGCCGCACCGTCATGTGGAACCGCGCCGAGGTCGCTTATTGCAACCCCGCCGGCGATCTGGACGACGAGGTTGAAGGCCACATCGCCATGGCGATCCGCGCGCTCCCGGCCATGGACAAGGCGCTGCGCTGCATCATCGCTCTGGCGGACGATCCCGAGAACCTGCCGCTGATCCAGCGCATCGCGGAGACCGTCATGGCCTATGTCGAACAGCCCGCGCCGATGGTCCATGAACCGGAGGATTGCTGACATGCTGACCGCTGAAATGGGCGAGGCCGCCGCGATGGCGTCCCGGCTCCGTAACACACCCGACGTTGATCTGGCGCGCGACCTCGATCCCGCGCTCCTGACGGACTACCTGGACGAGGCTTACGCCGTCCACCGCGCCGCCGCCGGCGCGCTATGCGACCGTTACGAGCGGTTCCTTGTGGCGACGCGGGATGGCATCGAGGATGAGCACATCTGCGGTATCGCCACCGACTTCCGCGAACAGGTCAAGGCCGGGATCGCGGATTGCGACAAAACCCGGATCCACATAAAAACCCCGGTTTTAGAGGCTCAACGGCTCATAGACCGCCAATCCAAGGCGATCACGGATCCGCTCGCCAAACTGCTGCCGATCATCGAACAGCGGATCGCCGCCTTCCTCGCGGCGAAGGCGAAGGCCGAACGCGAGGCGGCGGAGCGGGAGGCGCAACGCCTCGCCGCGGCCGCCCAGGAGGCGCTACAGGCGGCTGACCGTGGCGCCCCGGTGGATGAGGCGGTCGAGGCGCTACAGGCCGCTCAGGAGGCGGAGGCGCGGGCCACGGCGAGCCTGCCGGAGTTGTCGCGGGTGCGGAGCGTCCACAATAGCGTGGCCGGTTTGTCGGACAACTGGGAATATGGAATCACGCACCCCGACCTCGTTCCGCGCCAATTTTTGATGGTCAACGACGCCGCGGTGAAGGCCGCCATCAAGGGTGGTGCGCGTGAGATACCGGGGCTTAGTATCTTTAATAGTCCCAAATTGTATTCCAGGAAGGGGCGATGATGGCGCGCGATCTTGAAACAGGCTTGTTCGTCCGTGTCTGGCCGACCGGCGAGATCGGCATGATCGTGACGATGGACGCGAAACGCGCGGGTATCATGCGCGTGAGCGAAGGTCCGATCTGGTCTTACCCACGCGAGAAACTGATCCCGGCGACACGGGCGCAGATCAGGAACGCGGGACTGGAAGGCGTCGGCTGTGTCGAGCCGCCAGAATAACTGTCACAAAGGAGCAAGCAACATGAAGATCACGCCAATCAGCAAGGAAGCGGCGGACGCGGGAATGCGAGCACACGAACTGTATCTCGCCAGTCAGGACGCGATTGAACTGGCGGAGCATGTGAACAAGGAAAGCGCCGACGCGGCGGCCATCGACGCGATGGACGAGGCGCGGGTGGCGTATGACGAATACCTGTCGCTGTTGCCCAAGAGACGGTGACCGATGAGGAAGAGCACACCGAGCATCTTCTCAGGATCGATCAGATGACAGTCAACATCGAAAAGATGCGGATGGAAATGAAGATGGAGGCACGCAAGTTCTTGATACAGGCGCTATTCGCGGCCGCCGCCTGCGTCGGTGCCGGCGTGGCGCTCGGTCGCTTCCTGCTGTTCCATCAATAGAGATACACCGTCAGGTGTTGGGCGAGGCGGACGGCCCGGATGGTCCGCGATGAACGGTAAAAGGTGAAGTGTAATGGCTTTTGGTATGAAAACGGTTTCCGGCGACTTTCTGCCGATCTGCAAGTATGACGCGCGGGCCGGTAAGTTCTTCAAGGTCGATAAGAAGATGTACGGCGGCTCGGACGTGACGGAAGTCCCGCCAGGGACGAAGTTCGCTCTGGACGTAGGGAGTTTCGAGGCCGGCTACGTCATGTTTGGGCCGCAAGGGCCGGTTCGCATGATGGTTCCGTATTACGAAGGTGTCGGCCTCCCGCCGCAGCCACAGGACAAGGATACCGAGGGCAAGCTGATGTTTCGCCCCGGCTTCTATGCCAAGATCGCCGGCAACGCCCTGGACGGCGTGCGCGAGTGGTGCAGCAATGCCGCCGTGCTGCTCAATGCCATGGACGACCTCTACCAGCAGGTCATTCAGGCACCGGAGGCGGCGGCCGGGCAGATCCCGATCATCTGCATCGCGTCCACGGTCGCGGTGAAGTCCGGTAGTGGAGCGCGGTCCTCGACCAACTACGCGCCGGTGCTGCGGATCGAGGGATGGACGCCGCGGCCCGATATCCTCGGTCCTCGCACCACGCCCATGCCAGCGGCACGCACTGTCCAGGTCGCGCAAGTGCCCACGCAGCCCGTCGCACCGCCGCCCCCTCCACCGCCACCGGTTCAGCCAGTCGTGCCGCCAGCGGCCTCGACCGGGGCGCGGACGATGGCAGAAGAAATGCCGTTCGCCGCTAACTTCGACTAAGCGATACCGTCACGGAACCTTTCGGTTCCCGTGCTATAATAGTCCCGAGGCGCGAGCCTCATTGCTCAGTCACCTTAGCCCCGGCCTCGCGCCGGGGTTCTTTTATGTCAGGTGGACGACAGAGGAAAGAAGGGTGTTGCGCTGGTATCCAAATGGTGCCATCATGGACCATGGCAAACCGAATGAACTTACGCTTTCCGCCTGACGTGATTTCCGTCGTGGACCGCCTCGCCGCCGAGCGTAATGTCACCCGCACCATCCTCGTGCGGCAGGCCCTCGGCGTCTTACAAGCCGCGCACGACGGCGCGAAAGAGGGCCATTACATCGGCCTCACGAAGAACCGGGAAAACCTGGACACGCTGCTCGTCTCGCCGCTCTGAAACGATAAAAACCGACTGAGCAAAAAAGGAACGTCCACATGTCCGTGGAAAGCTACGCGCATAAGGCCGCGAAAGCGACGGTCGTTAAATGGTTCCGCGACGTTTCTCCGCTGTCATACCGGCCGATGGTGTGCGGAGTGGACTGGCAGGTTAATCGAGGTCCGCCGCATTGGGGAATCTGGGAAGAGTACCCCGTCCTGCAAAATCGCGTCGGTATCAATCCGGTCTGGGACGAGTACTGCTTTCCCCATGTTCATATGGTACCCAATCGCGACGGGGCTTATTCACCTTTCAGCGATGCGCCGCCTTCTTACCAATATCTGAAATCCATCGGGTGCGCGCCAAAAGCTATCCTTGATGTCGCCGTGCAGCACAAAGGCGCCATCGGATGCGGAATTGAAATCGTCCATAAGCACGGCCTCAGTCATGAAAAGTTGGAATTTCTTAAAAAGGCATGGCTATGTAGCCTGTTGGTTCTGCCATGCGCTTGGGTGCTTGGCCAGGTTTCTCCCCCTCTCACCGTCCCTGAAAAATTCTGGGCGTGGGGAGCGCCGCGTAAGTGGTAGCGACAACGCCAGCCGCCATACGGTCAGCCGCCGAGCCACTTCTTTGCGTGCTACCAGACCGTGCATGGCTCCCCCACGCGCTTATCCGCAAACCGGATGGCAAATGGGATAAGCCCCCCCGATCAGGCGCAACGTCCAACAACCCCGCGTCATGGTTTACTCTTGATGGTGCGCTGCAAAAATTCGTCGAGGTTTCTGATGTGTCAGGTGTGGCGTTCGCGATAACCAAAGGTCTGATTTCACTGGATTTCGATGATTGCCGAGACCAGTTCACCGGGGAACTGGACGATGAAGTTCAGGAGTTATTGGAGAAGTTCGACTCCTATGCCTACGTCACGCCGTCAGGAAAAGGCATTCGGATCGTCGGTATCAATGATTCCAACCATCCGATCGAACCGCAAAAATCCAATCGTTGGATGCCAGGAAAACATAAGATCGAGATATTCATCGGGCCGGTCAATTTCTATAACACATTCACATCTCAGATAATTCCTGGATATGATGTGATCCGTGACATATCCAGCCTGACGATCGATTGCCTCGCCTTCCTAGACGCCGGGAAACGTGCCACCAATGGCTCAGGCCGCACGGCCGCGGCCAGCAACCCAGACCCGCAACGATCCATCGCCGCCATACGTGCCGCCCTCGCCATCATTCCCAACCACGCCAAGGACTGGGACGAATGGTGCCGCATCGGCATGGCGGTATGGCGATCCTCGGGCGGCTCCGGTGCCGGTATGGACGCCTGGATCGAATGGTCCGATCAACTGGACTGCTTCAGTCT